TGCCCATTGTGGACAATATCTACAAAATCATCACCGTCTTCTCCGTCTGCTACGTCCTGGCCTTTGTCGGCTGGATCGTCATCTGGCAAGGTAAAAACAGGGGGCGGCTGGTCATCGTTTGCAGTACCAGTCTCTTTAGGATCATCATCAACAATCACATCCTTATCGCCAGCCTCACCATCTACAAGAAGATCGCTAACATCATCTACCCCATCGGCAACACCACCATCTATTTGCTGTGCATCATCATCTTTTATTTCATCTGCCATTTTAATATTCTCCTTGTCGGCAGCCTATTGTCGCTACCATATTGTTTGATAAGCTTTTGTCGCTAAAAATTAAAAAGCCCGAAAACCTGGGACGCATTGTGCGCTTATCCAAAGTTTCGGGCTTAAAGTTTCCTGATTAAATAATCAGGGCTATTTGTATCCGATTTTATTTTATATTTTTTCTTTAATTACTACTTCAGGTCTTCCACGTAAACCTCCGTCATTAAAGTGTAAATGAATTGAAAATTTGCCTGTTGGCTTTTTCTCTAACCATTGGCACAGTTTGGCTTGGATGTCAAGGAATACTTTAGCTGTTGTTTGTTTTTCACCCACTGCTTATACTCCTTCTGGCCAATTAATATTATTTTCCTGGGCTGAAGTTAGGTCATAGTCTTCTATATATCGTTGAAGGGTTATTTTTAAACGTTTTATCGCCAGCATATCGTGATGAACAGTCTGGTATTGCTCTATTGTTGCGCCAATAGGTAACGTTTCAAAAGCTTCGGTGCATTCTTCCGTGTGCTTATCAAAAAAAATACTTAGAAGTGGATCATCCAGTAATCTTTTAGCATTTTGAGACAAATGAAGTTTTTTAGTCTTCTCTGCCGATTCCTGTTCCTCTTGCAGCGTTGGCATTGGTTCTTTCCTCGTTATCTATTTTAATGGCTTCTAATTCATGCCCTGCCCGGCTGTCTTCACGTTTCTGCTCTATTTCTGCTCCAGCAATTTGACCATCCTGTTCGATTTTCACCATGTCAATTTGGCCGTCCTGCGCAATCCTTGCCATGTCTACCTGCCCATCTTGTGTAACCTTCTCGGCTTTTGTTTGAGAATCTTGAGCTTTAATCTGTAACTCCATCTCTTTAAACTTCTGCTCCATCTTCAACATGGCTTGTTGCATCTCGGACTGTTCCTGCTGCCCTTCTGCGGCCTTCTGAATATATTCTTTCACATCGCCTATAAAACCATCTACATCATTAAAGCCGGACGCTGAAATGTATCTTGCCATCAAATTATGAACTGCTTCAGGCGTTAAAAGGCCTGGGAACACCTCATTGACCCTAAGCAAAATGTCAAGAACTCTTTCAAGCTTGGCTGTTTCTTCTGCTCCTACTGTAGCAACCACACCCATATCAACGGTTGTTACAACCTGCCCTTGCAGCATTTCAGATGTTACTTCTCGCTCCTGGCCCAATACTTTGGCTGAGAACGGTTGCCTTATGTATTTCTGATATAACAACGAAACCTTCCGGTAAAAATCTTTGAGACCAAGTTCTGCAAAGATTCTTGCAATTAATTCAAGCCGTTGCATAGCTGCATTCTGGATAAGGCTTATGCCTGTGGCTGTTTTATTCAAACTATTAGCATCAGTCCCTTGCGAATATCTTGTTACTCCTGTACGGTTTTCCTTTATCGTATCAACGTATTCCAAAATGGAAAGACTTGAAGGATTGAAAGGCGCAGGAGTTATGTCTTGAAGCCCTCCAATTTTACCGGTTATTACACTGCCCGGGCTATTATTTAATAGAGCATATGGATCAATCCCCGAATTAGGGTCTTTCAGCCATCTACCGGCGTTCTGAAAATTGAAATTATCAAGAATCCTTCTAAACATCATTGTTTTTAGGTTCTGTATCTCAACGAGTAGATCTGAATATGAAATACCAAAAAACTTATAACAATCCATAATTGGAGACAGACTCGAAAACGGTATAAAGTCTTCCTCGTTTAATTCGTATTTTAATAGATATCCGTTCCCAAGGTAGCAAACTACGTTCTCAAGGTAACCGTCTCCATCAATATCAAGCCGAGTGTACCATTCTGTAAGGTCTACAGAAGCTTTTGCACCCGTTTCTATATCAGTATTAATGGTTGTGCCTTTATTCATATAGCTTTCTTTTTCGCTTTCAGTAGCGTCACTTTCAGCCTTACTTTCTCCTGATTCAAGTCGATCAAGATTCTTGAAATATGGCTCACCCCCTGTTTGCGTATTGGCTCGGCTAATGCGTTTCAGATAATCAACCGTGACTTGTGTCCTTTGGCCCTTACCATGCTCATCGTTGATACTCCTGGAACGTTTGCTGACAATAAATTCCCAGTGCGGGGTATTTTCTATATAAAGGCCATTTTTAATTATCTTTTTGACCTTAGCCTTAATCCCTGAAAATATTACGTTTTCATTATCGTCTAATGATAAGGCTGAATCTTCAATCTGTGAAATTTGCACATCCGGATCATCAACTAACTGTTGCATCTGTTCAGCTTGGAGTTCGTCAAAGTCAACATTGACAGTCTCGTGATCTAAATCCCACGCAAGCTTTACAAAGGCTGTGTCTGACACAAGAGCATCTTTAAACCACTGATAGAATACAGAAAATAGGTTAGGAGTTGAATTCTCTAAATCAAGCTGGATCTTCTTCATTAGAGCTTTCCCAACCCAAGGCTCTTGGCCTACAATCTTAATATCAATCTTTGCATCACCGGACGCAAAAAGTTTGATTAAAAATGGCATTATCGATTCGATAGTCTCAAGTAGATCCCGGGTAATAAATTTAGACCGGCCATTAACCTCATTCCCTAATGGCCGGCCGTAATATCGATCCCAGCTTGTTTCGCGTTTCGGTACACGCAATTCTGTAAATTCTTGAGCTGCAAAGACTTCTTTCGTGACAACTCGCTCAACATCATCGAAAGATAGCTTTTCCGTATTTGGTGATAATTCAGGCATAAAAGATCCTATTGGTTATGATACTGTTGCACTAAAAGGCGTAACTTCTGACCCGCCACCTGAGATTGTCAATGCTGTGCAAGCCCAAAATCCGGCTGCGTAATCAATGCATTCAATTCGATTGCCTACGATACCGCCGGTTGTGGCCGCGCCTGCAAGTGTTATTGTATCATCGCCTACCTCTGCCATCCAGCATTTCAGCGTACCATCTGCATCTGTATCCTGTTGAATGTTAAGGCTTCCGTTCATTACATCTGTGGCGTTTGCAACCTTGATTATATTGGCATTCGATGTCGCTGTGGTACCTATAATAAATGTATATTTATTCCCAGTTCCGGTAGCTGCTGGGAGTGTGGCCACAACACCTGCCGCCCTGTTCATTGTAATAATTCTATCACCGTGCAAGGCTTCTGTTACGGCTAATGTCCCTGCTGTACAGTCAACAACGCTTCCCGATTTTGTGGAAGACCTGTTGATTTCAGCTGCTGTTGAGGTGATAGCAGTGCCATCAACTTTCAACTGCGTTCCTGCATCAGTGAGTATTTTCGAAAACATAGCTTGTAATGCTCTCTGTGTTTTTGCGTCTGGTACTGCATTAATGATTTCTTGTATTTCACCCATGCCTTTTCTCCTTATTTTATAGTTTTATCGTCCATGCCTGCCATCCAAATAAAGTTAATTGTTTCTTATCTGGATGAGGCATTGTAAAAAAATGAATAACTTTTGGTATTTCTCCCCTTAATTCTTTTATTTTTTCAAGACTTTTTTCACACTGCTCCTCTATTACTCGCCAAATTTCAGCTACATCAACAATAGGTGTCGTGTCCCTGTCTACTTCAACAAAATCTTTGTATTCGATTAAAGCATCAATATCTATTTTTTTTGGTGTTTTTTGTACTACTAATTTTTGATATTGGCTTGTCAGCATATTATTATAACCCCTCTACGGCTTGTTTATTGAAATATATCTGCTGCATCTCACGCTCCCTCGATATTTCTGTGTATGGTTCATCGAGACCTGATAAAACATAACCCAGCGCAGCAACAACAGGGAAACATTCAGCTTTTTTGGTTTGCGTATCATCAGGGGATATCTCATTGAGCTGTGATGGTATCCGGCTTTGATCGCCAAAATACAATTTTTTCTTGGAGGGAATTGTCTGTGACCGGATTAAATGATTATACAATCTTAAATTATGAGAATCATCCATAAACGCTGCATCCGTGATATATATCCCTTTTTTCCCACGTGGGAGTTTCTCATTAAATTTGTCAACAAAATGCATCATGGTTAAATTTTCCGTGTCACTATACCACGTCTGGACTAAATATTTATTTTGGATATCATACATCTGTTTTATGAGTTTATCAATTTCATCTATTTGGCTTTCTGCTAATAAATAATTGAACCTGGTTTTCATTCTATGCGTTATATGGTCGCTTTCGCCTATCACGCATAGAAACCCCTGCTTTTCCTTGTACGGCCATGCGACACCACCTACAACCCTCCTGTATTCTCTATTATTAGAAATATCAAGAAAAAAATCTCTTTTTGCCCCTAACGGAGTTTCGAGTGTGTGCCTTATAATATTGTTTTGGATTGTCTTAATCATTTTTTCACGTCATATCGCAGCCGTCAAAAAAACCTACTCTGATTATGCTACTAAGAGCATACCGCACAGCGTCAATACAATCATCATGCCTTTTTATGATAATCGGTAAAATCTCATTCGTCTGCTTGTCAACCTTGTAGCTGTATAACCGGAAATCTTCTGCTGTATGTTGACATCGTTCATGAATAACAATTTTCCTAAACCCTTTCAGCACTGCTAAACCATCCTCAACACTTCCCGGCCATTTTGGAGCACTCGCTACCTTGTACCCTTTTCGGCATAAATGACTAGTAGTTTCCGGCCTGGCGCAGTCCGCCATAATAGGATATTCTTTGTGTTCCAAAACTGCATCTAAAAAATCAGGCGTATCGTCTAATTCTACCCTGACCCCCCAGGCTTCTCTGTCTATATATAATACCTGATCCCTAATCCAGCATCGTACAAACGCAGTAGGTGAGACTGAAAAGCCATAATCCAAGCCATAATATTTTCTAATGTGTTCAGGTGGTTCTGGGAATGACGATATTTCAAACTTACCTCTAAATATAATCGCATCAGATATTTTTCTGCACTCTCCCCCCCAAACGTGCTCATACGCTTCCGGGTCAATCTCAAGCATATATTTTCGTTCAGCATCCAGCACAGCAGGGAAAAACGGATTGTCCTCCCACCCAACTTTTTTCTTAACAGCTTGCGGTGGAGTATTTTCAACAAAACGAACAAACGTAGGGTCTGTCGCTTCATCAGGATTAAATGTCACCCATATTTCTGAACTTTCTTTTCGGATTGTAGGAATCAAAATCTCCCATGACGTTTCAGAAATTGCCTGGGCTTCTTCTACCCAACAAATATCGATTCCTTCCGTTGATTTTATTTCTTGAATTGAGTGCTGGAGCCCCTTAAAAATAAATTGAGAGCCGGATGTGCTGGTGATTGATGTTCGGGTAATTGAAAAATAGTCAGCCAGGCCCATTTCTGCAATCTGATCAGAAATTAACCTGTGAACCGAATCTGTGATGGAGGATTGAAATTCACGAGTGCATAATATCCGCAAGGGGTTTTCATATGCCAGCCTGACCAATGCTTTTGCCGCCGACCAAGATTTTGCTCCGCCTCTACCACCAAAATAAATTTTATATCTGGCAGGTGTAAAAAAATTAACGAAACAATCAGGAACAATATTATCACTAAAAAAAGGTTTGCTGACTAATTTCTCAATCACCCCCGGCGCGCATTTCGAGGCCAGCATCGCCGCAAACGCTTCAGGTGATTTTCCTGTATGTTTTTGCAAATCAGTCATAAAACCCGCATACCTTACTATTCATTTTTTGAAATCGTCCAACCTCGTTGATATGAGAGAGATAAGACTATTTCTTAATTATTTCAGATAGTTGCGCCTTAAC